TGCATCCTGCAAGTCGATTTGGCTGGTGGATGTTTCAATCTCGGGGCTCCAGTTACCGTCATCTACGCGATACCGGAAGCGGTACAACGTGGCGCCTTCGCTTGGTGCCCAGCCAACAGATACTTGAACAAAGACAATGTTGTTATTGACATACATCGCCTCTGAGTGAGTGATGTTTGAAGGCGCTGCAGGCAATGCACTGATTGCCGAGATGTTGGTTGTCTGTATTGGGGTGCCAGATTCGACGTAAGCGAATTTGCCGCTGTTGTATGCCAGGGCGGTTACGCCATAAGTGCCGTTCTCTGCGTCTTCGGCAACACTGACAACGCGCCAAGTGGACGGCGACACGGTGGAACTGGTTAGTAGCCACGGTGCGTTTTGCGTTGGCGCAGTAGTAAAGGCAGAACTGACGGTGACGGTGCGGGTGCCGCTGTCGTAGCTGCTGACGGTGCGGGTTTCGAGGATGCCATCAGGCAACATCACCGAAAGCGTGTCGTTGGCATTGATGGTGCGATCAACGTCGATCACGATTGCTGTCGTTGTTGATCCAGTGCCGATGCGACCGCTTAGACGTGTCGCAGCACGGGTCGGGTCGCTGACGTTGATGATCATGCCGGGGCGCAACACCACGCCCGCGTCGATGCCGATTGAGAAGCTGACGGTCTCTGTTTCGTAGGCGTTGGTATAGAGCAACCATTTGCCGAGACGATTGGCTTGGCTCTGGCTGGTACAGGCGAAAGCGTCAAGGTCTTCGGTGACGACGCCATACTTTTCGATCAGGTCGGCATCTTCGACGACTTCAGTTGCAATGTCGCGGGTATCCACATTGAAGTAACGCACCAGCACAACACTGGGGCGGGTTTTGATGTCGCTACCGGAATAGCTGAAGTTGCCGTCGATGACATTGGATGCGCCAAAGACGTAGGACGCATCATGTGGGCGATCCTGCGCCAGTACAACGCCACCGCTTGACCAGAAGGCTTGGCAGCGGAACACGCTCAGCAGTTGATTGATCAGCGTGAAGGCTTCCTGCTTGCTCTGGATGTTGACGTTGCAGGAAAAACGCGGCTCGGTGACTGTTACGCCAGCGGTGGTTGTTGTGGTGACAAGCTCGGATGCATATTGCGACGCGGCATAGAAGCTCCACTTATCGAGGCGGCTTGCATTGCCGTCGAAGGCGGCTTTTTCAGCAGCAGTAAGAATCTGTTCGCCAAAGCCATAACGGCGACTAGTCAAGATGTCCCAAAGCACCCAGGCTGGGTCGCTGCACCATGTCGCTGCGGCAAACGACCCATTCCAGATGCCGCTGTAGGTCAGCGCGCCAGTGGTTGAGTCAACGGAAGCATTGCTCGGGATGCGGATCTTGATGCCCTTGATGTGATACATCCGGTTGGGGATGTTCTGGAATTGCCGGGCGTCAAGCTGTAGACCGATCAGGGCGCTATTGGGATAACGCAATTTGGCATCAATAATTTCGGTGTACGCCTGCCAAGTAAAGGCGTTGACACGGGTTTGAGAACTGGAGTCTTCGTTGACGCGACGCAGGCGGATGTCGATTGGGAAATTGGCGGCAATGTTGCTGCTGTTCCATCCGGTTTGTGTGGCAAATGCAATTTCACGGCTGAAGCTAAAACCGCCTGATGTTTTGCCTTTAACTAGTTCGTATTTGACTTGATTAAAGCCGCCACCGTTGAACTGAAAATCAATCGCGTATCTAAACGATGATCCGACAACGTTTCCAGATGAGTCTTGATTTTGCAGCGCAGCGACGCTTATATTGAACCGGATGCGATCGACTTCGCTGTTGGTTATCTGACGAGTGATTGCGCCGGATGTATAGGGAACTTCGACGTAATAGGTTCCGCTGTCGGTTGAGCTGTATGCGCCAGCTTGACTAACAGTGAAAGTATTGGCATTTGGCACAGATACAATCGTTTTGATTTCTGTACCAAGGGGAGCCAGTGATCCAGTGCGATAGCGCAGCTCAATCGTGGAACCGACGGTATAACCGTGCCCGATGGCAGTGACAGTAACAACGTCAGTGCTTGCGTTGTAGGTATAGGTGGAATCCGCCGCCCGGATGTAGCCACCATCGACGTTTGCCTTTCTCAGGGAGCCAGGGACATCGGTCCAAGCGACATAAAAATGCGACGAACTTGTGTAATCGTTGGGGTCACCGCCAGATGGCGTGTCGTAGGTTTGGGCGGGAATAATTGTGTATGCACCGTTTTTGCCTTTGTTGTAAAGGGTGCTTGCATTTCTGGTTATATCAAGGCTTTGACGCTCGAAGCGGATATAAATCAACCCGGATGTCCATGGGTTGCCGGAGCGTGTTGTGGCATTGATGCGAAGGTACGGCTTGATTGCATAGACACGCCCTTCAGTTCTGGTAAATGTTGAATTAACTCGCTGGACCGTAAAGTTGTCGGCATCAACAACAGTTACTGTGTATAAAGCATCTTTGTTGCCGTTGTAATTATTAAAGTTGAGAAATACTTGTTCGCCAGTTGTTAGCCCGTGGGCTTCCCACTCAATGCTGATTGTTGTGCCACTGCGCGTGAAGGTGGTGTCATCCCAGTAGCGCGTCCATGTACCTTCTACGGCATTTTCGGCTGCAACAGTAACGCCGACTGCGGTTTCAGTTTCTACTGCTGGAAAACCAGAGATTTGCGTTTGTTCTTGTGTACCAGTTCTTGTTTGGTATGTGATTCCGCGAAAGTTAAAAGATCCGCTGGTGGATTGCAGCGGTGTCCCATCAAGAAATATTGATTTCGCGCCATCAACTAAGCCTTCAATCTCGCCTTCGCTGAGTAGGTCAAGGATGCGACCATATGCAACAGACTTAAGGTTGTCAGATGCAACAGTAGGCTGCTGCGCTTGTTGTAACGCAGCCTGACCAGCGCCTCCGCCAAAACCCGTACCGTAGATTGCAGGATTCTTTTCAGTCATTCGTTGCTGCTGTTAAAGATGCCTGCGCTTAGAACTAGGCTACCGACAAACGCCTTGCCATACACCACATTGATTGGTGTGCCTTGCGTGCTGGTGTTTTGAATCCCGCTGAAGTTGTAGGACTGCAAAGCCCGTGGATCATTGAGTGGGGATGCACCACCATTTCCGCCCAGTGCAGGTGGTTTAGGCGAGATCATCTGCGCCACGCCATTTATGACCAGCGATGCGCCAATAAAACCAATGGCGGAAGAGATGGCGCCTAAAGCTGCTGTTGTCGCAAAAGACGTGGCTGTTCCGGCTACAAGTGCCGCGCCGGTCGTGGAAGTAAATGCCCCTGCACCTAAACCCAGGAAGCCGCCACCAAGAGGAGCAAGCAAAATTGCAGCGGCAACCAAGCCAACGCCAGCAAGGACGCTACCCGTTCCACCACCACCCGCACCAGCAAGTACAGGCGTGATTGAGATAGTGGCATCGGGGTTGCAGAACATGCCGAAGTCTTCCATGCCAACGCTGGTCTTACTGACCTTGACGCGGTAGCCGATGCCGTCCTGCTCACTATCAATCAGCCACTGATCCAAGCCGGGGGAATTGGCACACAGAAACCTGACCGCCTCGGCAGGGCTAGCCACATCAGCTTTGAACACCCGCTGACCAAGGCGTTGTGCAAGCTGACCGTAGACCTTAACGAGTCTCATGCCGCACAACCTTTCCTGTGCATTTTAGGAGCCAGTCACCCAGCAAGTCACGGCTTGATAGGCGATTCGTTAGATGGTGCAGCACGTACTGATCGCCCAGGTAAATCGCAACGTGGTTGAGCCCCTTGGAGTTGATCGACATCAAAAAGGCGTCACCATATTGGGCACGGCGCAGAGACACCTCGCGGAATCCCGCTTGTTCGTACAGCTCATCGAATCGAGGCGCATCGTCCCAGTCCAATCGCTGCGGGCGATCCCAATCCGGTAGGTCAAGCTGAAACTCTTCCTTGTACCAGTCGCGTGCCAGTGACCAGCAATCCAAGCTGCCCCAGCAATACTCACGTCCAATCAGCGGCGGCTTGTAATCGTTCGGCAGAGCTTCGCCCCACTCAAAGGTGTTGGGGTTGACGATGTACCAGGGTAAGCCGCTGCGGTTGCAGGCGACCTGATCCGCCATGCTCGGCACTGGGCGGGTATATGGGTGGCTGTGGATCACAGCAACAATTTCGCCCTTGTCTTCGGCAGCGGCGTAGTCGTCTGGATCAAGCTGGAAATAATCGTTCGCTTCGGGTGCCAGGTTCTTGCACGGCCAATACTTCTGCCGCCCCTTGATCACCAGCAGCAAACCGCAGGCTTCGCGGGGAAATTCTTGCTGGGCGTGCTCCAGTGCAGCAGCCTTGGCAGCGTCTTTAATCATCATGTGAATCGACCAACTCCAGGGAAGCCGCCGAAGGGCAGCGGGTTGTTGACGCCGAAGTGATTCTCACAATCAGCCAGTGTTTTGGCACAGGTGGGCAGTGCGCCTGTATAGCTGCACTCTGCCGACTTGTAGACCCATTGGCACATATGGATTGCTTGGCGCTTTGGACCACGAACGCCCTGCATATCGAACACGCTCGCCAGATCCCAGGAGATCACGTCGCGGGTTTCGGCGGTTTTGCGGGCGATGTAATAGATCTCGCGGGGAAATTCAGCTTGCGGATCGGCGGTTGGATTGCTGCCACCAGTGAAGTTAGATGCGTCTAGGTATTTCTTCAGTGTGCGGATCCTGGTGACTTTGGCATTGATCAGGTCATTGCCGGGCGTATATGCGTTGACCTCCAGCAGCGCAAAAGTCAGCAGTCCGTTGAGGTTGGCAACGGTCAGGTTTGGCGTCGGGAGCTGACCAGTTCCGGCATACTCAAACCCTTGTGCCTGAACGGGGAATCTGGTGTAGGTCGTACCAGCCCAGGCAATGTTGCCGCTCAGTTCGTTGGTGCCAGCGTGGAAGTAGTAGGTGGTTGTTGCTGGTGGGTCGCCGGGGTCGTAATGAAGTCCAGAAACAAGCTCAAGCTGGAACAGCTCAATGATTGCGCTGGGCGATAGCTTTTGCAGTTCTTCTGAAACTGCGCTGACCGCTGCCCAGGTGACGGTGCCATCGACAACGAAGCCTTCGTCGTTTGCTGCGCCGCTGGTCTTGGTTTTGTATAGAACCTTCGGCCAGCTTGGTTCTGTTTGATTGAGTCCTGCGTAATACGCCGCAGATCCCGATGTACCAGCGCCGATGCAGCGGAAGACGAAGCCGGTGCCTTGTTGCGCTACAGCGCGGACAACATCACCAACGGCGTAGGCGGTACTGGCTTGCCAAGCGGTATATGCCATCAGATCGGTTCAAATACCTGGCGGAAGGTGGCTGATATGTCGTTGAAATTGCAGCTCACTTGGCTGGTGTCCCATTGACTGCAGACCCATTTGGCTGCGTAGCCATTAGGGTCAGTCCAATCAAATGATTCAACGCCACCGCGGGCACGCAAAAATGCAAGGATGTTGTCGCGCTCTGAATCATCTCGGTTGGCAAATTTTAATGACCAAACCTTGGGCTGCGTATTGACCCCAAAGGCCAACCGCTGCTCATAACCATCTCCGAACTGGACAGTCCGAACCCGTGGCTGCTCTTGCAGATCGGCTGAAAAGCTAGGGGTGTAGGTAAAGGTGGCCATTATGCGAGCAAGCCTCCGGGACGCTTCTGCTTGATTAGCTCAGCCTGAACTGCAGCGCCAATGGCCTGACCAAGCTGATTGGCCTGGTTGCCGTTGCCTTGCACGCTACTACCAGCAGCATCAACACTCACATTGACGTTGACGCCACCGCCACCGTTCGCAGCCTCAACTCCCAAACGCCCATCACGTCCGCGACGCAGGGGCATGATCGCCTCAGGACCAGCTTCGCCCATCAGGCCAATGCCATTGGCGAACGGGAAGACGGTCGGCTTATCGATAACGCCCCCGCGGGCGAACTTCTGGATGCCGTTCTGGGCGAAGACGTTGCCCATGGCGGATGCTGTCAAATTAGGGAACAACGCGCCAACCAGCGGTTTAATAATTGCCTGCCTGATCGCGATCCTGGTGATGTCCGCAATGATGCTGTTCGCCAAATCGCGGAAATTGGCTTTGCCGGTGGTGACGAACGTGGTCAGCTGGTCTTCCAGACCTCTGAACGCACCAACAACTGCTGAGCCAACCTGGCCGCCAAAGTTCTTTAGTTCGTCAAAATACTGCTTCAAGCTGTCGTTGAAGGTGTCCTTGAAGCTGTCCTTGACCTCCTTGCTGGCAGTCACAAGCTCCTTGATTTTATCGATCTGCGCCTGAGTCAGACCAGGCAACCGCTCAAGGATTGACGCAACCTCGCGATCGATCTCGATCTGCTTCAGTTTGTCACCAGTGATTTCTCCGGTCTTGATCTGCAAGTCTTCGACCACTCTCTTGTAGTCCTCTTGCAGCTTGTTCCTTTCCAAGAATGCCTGCGCTACAGCGCTGCCAGCTTCTTTGGCAAAGTTCATCTCTGCCATGCGCAGGCGAGTTGCCGCCTCGTCTTCGGCTTTTAATTTCGCCCGCTGGCCCAGCTTCTGCTTGCCGATTTCCAGCATGTCCAACTCGAAGCGTGTTTGCGCTTCAAGTAATTGATTCTCGCTAACACGGGCAGCATTGAGTCTTCTGCTTAGGTCCAGCTCCGCCTGGCTGATTTCCCGGATTTCTGCAGCAGATGAGCGGCCGCCGCCGGTAGATCCACCAGCAGTAGGTCTTGGTCTTGGTGTTGGCGTAGGCGTAGGCGCGCCGCCAGGCCCATAGAACTCCGGTGCTCGCGGTCCAATAAATGCGTCCTGTTCAGCCTGGCGCTGCCTAGCGGCAAGGCCAACGGTCACACGTCGCAGGTTGGGTAGAAAGGACTGAATGCCCTGAAAAAACAAACCAGGAGGAGTGACCTTCAAAAAATTGATGACATTTTCAAGCCCCCAAGCAACAAAACCCAGCTGACTGCTGACGTATTTCCAAGCGTCGCCCAGATTGTTGACAATCGTGACCGCATCGTTTGCCTTATCGGTCAAATTGCCAATGATCCCGACAAAAGCAGGCAACGCCAGATCAGAGATTGCAACCTGCAAATTGTTGACCGAGTTGGCCAGGTTTTTCATTTGCTGCGCTGGTCCCTTCAGCGCCTCGGCCAGCTTGTTAGCGCCATCTCGCTCAATGCGCTGCAATGCTGCCAGCACAATGTCGCTAGTGATCTTGCCCTCCTTGGCCAGATCGCGAATGTCGCCAATAGCGACGCCCATCTCCTGAGCAATCGCTTGAACGACAGCTGGGGTCTGCTCGAAAACACTATTCAGCTCTTCACCGCGCAGCACTCCGGTCCCCAAGCCTTGGCTCAGCTGTAGAAATGCAGCACTTGCCTCCTGCGCAGTAGTGCCGCTCAGTTTGGCTGCAGTATTAAATCCGTTGTAGACGCTGGTGATCTCGCCAAGCGTCAGGCCAATAGGCCGCAGACGGGCATAGATCTGCGCAAATTGTTCGTTCGCTTCGGTTTGAGTTAGGCCAAACTTTGAGGCAGCAGCATTAGCCGCATCTTGAACTCGTGCAAAATCATCAAAACCTCTGCTCAGCAGATCAAGGCGACGCTGCGATTCAACAGCGGCGATTCCCGTATCAGCGATCTGCTTCGTGAGATAGCCAACGCCAGCAGCGGTTGCAGTGATCGCAGCAATCTTGCCGCTGAGTGCCAGGATGCCCTGTAGGAATCCGCCACCAGTCGCAGCGCTGCCACCGGCTGCACCAGATGCTGCACGGAGCTTTGCCTGCAACTGATCGATCTCATTGCCCAAGCGCTGATATGCCTTGCTGTTGAGATCAACGCGATCGCGCAACGTGGTCAGCGCTGCGATGTGCTGCCGAATCCCGGCAGTGGTATTTCCAGCCTCCCGCGCCATGCGGTTGATCTGGATATTCATCTGCCCGAGCTGGGCTTTGCTTAACTGGGCAGTGGTCTCTAAGCCCTTCAGATTGCGATTGAACGCAGTGATCTGATTGGCACCGTCGACGTTGACCTTGAGGCGGAATGCGGCGTCG